TCTTGGTCGGTTACTTGAACACCGTTTATTGTAGTGGCGTTATTTTCAATTACCCAATCCGACCCTACAAGAGAACCGACAGGATTTGAACCCTCCGAAAGTACTGGTATATCTTCCGTGCCCCCACTTGCAACCGTAGCAACTGGCACACCGTTCAATTCGATGTTACCATCCAAACACGGGTCGCTTGTAACCTCCCAAGTTTGCGTTCCAGCGTTCCAAGTTCCCGATGGGCTACCGTCCAATTCCACCGCAATAAAGGCATCTTGTTCAGCAGCTTGGTCGGTAACTTGAACGCTATTGATATAGGTTGCGTTGTTAGCGATTACGTAATCTGTGCCACTTTGTGAGCCTACTGGATTTGCACCCGTGTCAAGAACTGGAATGTCTAAAGTGCCTCCGCTTGGTACGGTATCGAATGGCACACCGTTAATATCAATAGTAACGTCTGCACATGGCTCGCACAAAGCATCCTCCAAACAGGCAACTTGAGTAGGCGTTAATTCAGCAACTACATTTGGATTGCAAAAGTCAAAGATGTGCAGAATGTTCGGGTCAATGTCGCACTCATTTTGCCAACAGTCGCGGCTACCAATTACCGTTACCGAAACGCTTAAGGCCATTATCGCCCGTGTGTAATTAAGGTCGTTTACTTGCGTTCCTGTAAATTCCTCGCCCCATATCTTCGGTATATTGGTATCAATAGAATTAACCCGAATGCTTACACTTTGCGCTTTGAGTAGCAGTTTCAAATCGGGCGAATTCCCCGTAATTAAATTCGCTATGTCCTCCGCTAACCTTGTTGGCATAAACGCATCGTCTACTGTTGAATCCTTGCGCCTTGCAACCACAACCAAACGGAGGTCGTAAGTTCCTGACATTTGATTAACCCCATACTTGCCCACAATCGGTTCAAAGCTAATGGGGTTATCCATCCGCCAATATGAAAGATTGCCCCCATCGATATTAATAGGCACAACTTGACCAGTTCCGCTGTAAACGTAGGGTACTGTGGTCGTGCCATCACTCCGTAATTCGGCAAGGCAATGTATAACGCCCAAACGTCCAACGGTTTCAAGTTTTAAGTTTAGGTAGTTTACTATTGCTTCGGTCATGATTGAAGTAGTTTTGTCATTTCAAAAGCGTATATCCTTTGAAAATCGTCTTTCTCTTTTTGAGTGAACGCCACAAAGTTACCGAAACGCTTTATATTGCCTTTCAGCTTATCCACGTTCTCCGACCTCCGCAATGCTTCCACGTAAAGGTTATTATTTACTTTGATAACCTCACCAACTGGAGGTGCGCCCGTCCCATTAGTTTTAGCCGAATTAGCGAAGTCGCTCTGCAAGTCATTTGTCAAACGCATATTAACCGTGTTCGGGTCGAAGCCTTGCTGCTGTTTAAGGTCGTAATAACTTGGGTAGTAGGTAGTCTTTATTTGCTTGCCAGTTTTTCCTTTGTGCGTTCCTGACCTTCTTAAGTCCTTATCGGCAACGTATAACGGGTTGGTCTTATTGTACGAAGCCCCATCTATCCCATCGCTAAAAATCCGAATAACTCTATCAGCGTGGACACTTTGCGCAGCATCTTTTAGCGGTTGGTTTAAAGCAATAAGTTTTGCCTTTTCGCGCAACTTAGCCGCAAATTGTTCGGGCGTTAATTGAGCCATAACTGAAAAGTAAAAGATGTATAAGTGCGTGTGAATCGGCAGTAACCTAAGCCACTAATCCATTCGCAAGCCCTATCCCTTTCGCGGATCATGGCAAGGTCGTTCTAATTTGAATGCCTCGTATGCAATTAAAACAAATCGGGTCGTTAGGTAAGTTAACGGTATTGAATACCCTATCCATTGCCGTGTTAAAATTATCGCGGTACATACTTTGCCGCGCTACAAGTTTGTCGTAATCGCGAACGGTGTTGGTATTTCCCCTTGAAGTGTTATAAAGCGCGTATTCCATTACCAACTCCGCAACCTTAAAGAGTATTGGCATAGCTAATTGCTGCCTGTATTGGCACATCCAACCTTCGGCATCACATTCCATTGATACGCTCAATATAAGCCCTCCCATGTCGCTTAAAGTTGATTGGGTAAGTGGCGCGCCTATTGTAGCTGTTATTGCCTGTGCGGTCACGTGTGCGTTAATGCTGCACGATGTCGGGCAAGTGTAGCAAGTTTGCCCCGAAGTAGTTGGAGTTGTTTTGTAGGCTGTAATCGCGCTTGCGTTGTACAGGATTAGCAACTTTTCCACGCGATACAATGCGTTCACGTCCACGCTTACCTCTTGACCAGCCACCGCAGCAACTACCTGACTGCCTAAAGTAACGCCCGTAATACCATCCACAAATAACACCGTTACGTTGCCCGTATAATTACCAATGAACCCAACACTTGTAACCCGATAAGCCAAGAAAGGCATAGGGTATTTGCGCCATAGTTTAACGCCCTTGTACTTAGCCAATGCAGCCGAAGTGGCTAAGGATGTGCCAGCGTAACCAATCGTTTGAGTGCTTACCACCGTCTTGGCAACAAACCCATCCTTCATGTGGGCTGTAATGGAATCAATTACCTCGCGAACCGCTTGCGACCTTAACGCGATGAACAAATCGTCCACGCTTGGATAGTCGTTTTGGTCTACATAAGACGAAAGTTCGGAGTAGGTGACTTTGGTATTTAGGTAGGTATTTGCAGCCGTACTAATGTCGGCACAACCTCCTTGCAATCCTATAAGTGTTTCTAAGCAAGTCATATCGCAAATTTAAGTAAAAAAAAAGGGGTTAGGTATTAGCCCAACCCCTTCAATTTTAGGTTAATCAATTAACTATGCACAAGCGGCAAGGTCAGTACAAACCTCTTCCAATGCTGCAAGTCCTTTTACTCCTTCAAAGTTGCTGCCAACTTGGTAAAGGTATGCTGGGGCTGTATAGTATTGGTATGTTGCGCGGATGTTGATATTCCAATCATCACAAAGGCGTTGCATACGGTAATCGAACTTCATTCCAGTAGCTGGATCGAAGATGGTATCTGCGATGTTCGAAGAATCCGACAACTTGTTGAAATCAGCTTCGTACAAGCTAAATCCAACTGGAACGATAGAACCAAGTCCAACAGCAAGGTTGGTAGCGTTAACCGATGACAAAGCAGCAGCAAGGTGACGGTCATAAACCGCGGCCAAACCGAAACGCTCGATTATTGCCATCAAGTCAAAACCAAGTCCATCAGATGAACCACCAGCTATTGCCTTACGCAAGTAGCTTGTTAACTCATTCGCTCCAAAAATTGCAGCCCCGTTAATGCGTGACATTAAAAGAGCGGTTTGGATTTGCTCGAACAAAGCGGAGTTAACAGGACGTGCATCCGTTCCGTTTGCCAAAGTGGTGTTCACTTGAAGGATTCCACCGCCCGTGAGGTTAGTTCCTCCAATGTTAGCAGTATCTTGTGACCACCCACCAAATTGAGTAGCAGCAGCTAAAGCAAGTCTTTCAGATTCTTTCTCCTTAATTCCGTTAATAATCTTTTGAACTTTGCGGGCAACAAATGCGCTATTCTCTTCGCAAGTACCAACCAAATCGGAAGGGCTAACTGTGAAGTCTTTACCCACGTTCAAAGATGTGTCAAAAGTGTAAGTTTCAACAAAGTCGCATTCCGTGTGAGAAGCCGCACAACCCGAAGTGTTCTCGTTGATGTCGCTGGTTAAAAAGGGTTGGTCATAAACAATCTCGACCTGACGCACTTTAGACGCGCCTGTTAAGCCTTTGATTGTTGAAGCTGACCGATTACCCTCGCTCATTACGTGGGTAAGGAATGGCAACGCAATGGGAGCCATATTGTTTTGATTAGCAAAAGCAGAATCCAAAGAGTTCTGTATTGCTGGGCAAGTTACGATTTCGCACAATGATTGTGACATGATGTTTTAGTTTTAAGGTTTGATGTCATGCAGTAGGCCGCAATCCTCGCCAAAAAACATTTTAGGGTATGTCACACCCGAAGTGTACTCGTATTCGTATTAATGCCTTGCAGCTACCTTCTTGACGTTATTCTGTCCGATTGGTGGCGTGTAAGTGGTGGCAAAGTTAGGAACTTTTTTTGAATCCACTTTTGCATCCAAATTTGACTCCAAAAACTTAGCTTGAATAACTTCAGCATACGTAGCTGGCTCACCGCTTTTAACTTTTGATTTGATTAGCTCGCCTTTAATATCGCGCACAATCGGGTTGCCCTCTTCGCTCAAATCAAATTTGAATGTTTCGTTCAAATCGGCTTTGAATCCCTTAACGGCTAACGGGCTTGCGGCTTCTGAAAACTTCAAACCTTTTAGCACATTCTCAAATTCGCCTTGAATTTTGCCCGTACGCTTTTCAGAAATTACGCTTTCTTTAAACTGGTTAAATTCGTTTTTAGTACCCTCATGCAAGCCACTCAAATCTTCAAGTTGCTTCTTATACTTATCGAGGTCACCTTTAAACTTAGCCTCTGCCTGTTCAGCGGTCAAACCTTTTGCGGCTTCAAGTTCGGCAAATCGTGACTTAACTGCGCCCGCAAATATTGATGGCAAATCAGTTAGGTTCTTATCCTTTAATTCAGACGGGTCGATTTCGACCCCTATATCCTTAAAGCCTTTTTTAATGGCGTGTGATACTTTTCCATTCAATTCGCCTAACGCTGTTGAATGCCTTTCTGTTGGCACGTACTTCGCGTTTATTTCCTCCTTAACGGTATCAATAGTAGTGTCGGCTGTTATGGTTACTCCCAAAAAGTCGGCAAGGTCTTTAACTTCAATTGGCATCTGTTTTTGGTTTACGGGTTTGTTTTGGTTTTTCAATTGGCGTTTCAAATTCCTCCAATGGCAACGGTTCGGGCTTACGCAATTTAGGCGCAAGGTATTCAAAGCGTTTAGCAAGCTGGCTAAATTCGTCTTTGGTTAATTTGTCCTCTAAATTCGGATCGCTTACTTCGATGCTCTTAATGTTTGGCAGTTTTAGCAACCTCGAAAAGAACTCACCAGTTAAGGCTTCATAGTTGAACAAACGCAATTCCTTACCGTTAACTATGCACTTGATTAAAGTTTTTTTAGGCATTCAAGATTTGATTGGTTAATAGCGAATTAGGCACAAAGGTATTTAATTTCGCCCGTTCTACAAGTTTTGCCACGCGTTCGGCATTATTCAACTCTAAAAACTTAGGATCTTCTTGTATCAACTCCTGTGCAATCTGAATAGATGAATCATGTAGCGTAATTTGCCACGGTTCAATTGAGTTGGTTGCCTTGCGTAATGCAATAGCCGTATCACTTAGCGCAAACAATTTGTCTGCGATAACGATTGAACTTAGTACGGCCTGTGCATCCACGTCTGAACTAAGTAGATTGTTCATTAATTGAAAGAACAACGTGTGCATAATGTACGCTGGGGCTTCGCTATCCCTTGCCATTTTGATTTGCTCCCAAATATCGGCTTCGGTTCTAAAGTCAAACGTCTGCGGGTAAATCAAAGTCGGTGCAAGGTTGGCGTCTTCATAGCGTTGGAATGCTATCCTATGGTTAGCAAAATCAAACACATCAAAGATTTGCTCACTTACGCCTTTGACAAAAGAAAACATAGACTGCTGGTCTATTGCCATCCCTGTGGCCGTCATATCCTTTGAGCCTTTCACATCGCTTGTAGACGTTTGAAGGTGCAGAATTGACCGCGCTTCTTTGGTGTCAATATCCACCTGTTCACGCACGAAAGACATTGCGTTAGTAGACGGTTCAACATACTCAACTAAAGGATAGTTGCTCGCTTGCCCTTCGCTGAATCGGTCTGAATCAGTCCAGAGCAAAGTACCCATCGGGCTAACTGGTCGATATGCCCCTGTGCCTTGACACGCCCCACAGGTACCTACGTCTTTGCCCGTTTCAATAGAAATTAAATGCCCGTTTTGGCAGTTACTTACTTCATCGTGGAACTCGCACTTTGAAGCCTTCATAATTCTGAAAGGAAACGCACTATTAGCAATTGATAACTGCAAGTAGTTTCTATTTGTTAGGGCTAAGTTCAGCAAACCGACCGCGTAATAAAAAGGACTTACCCAATAGATACTGCCATCGGGCGAAATCTGTGGTACTCCCTTTAACTCAATAACGGGAAGTATGCCCTCACCGTGTGCAAAGTATTCAAAGATTGCGTAAGTGTTTTCGGTTTGTCTGCCAACTTGCTCAATTCTCCAAATGGTTTCGCGGGTGTATAAATACATAACCCGCCCCATTCTATGTTCTTTTCCGTTGTACTCGACCCGTGACATTTCAGAACTAACACAAAGGGCATAGTGGCCACTTTTGTAGTCGATTACTTTGTCGCTGGCATAGTAGTAGATAGTTGGCTCAAATAGCTTTTGGTCATCTACTCTACTTTCGCCATCCTCACTTTCTACATACTCAAATCCGTGTGGCATAACGGCGACCAAACCGTTTGCATCTTTTGTTTTAATGGAAGGTAATACGCCTTTCACAAAGGTTTCAACTGACCCGTAAATAGGCAAATCGGTAAGTAGGTATTTCATCAAATCCTCACTACCTTCCTTTGGTATTACTTGCCAATTGGAATCTATAAACGCCCTACCAATAACGGTTAGGTAGTCTTGGAATACTTGCGATGTGGTATTGGTATAATTGTCCTTTATATACTTTTGCTGCTCCAAATCTTGGTTCGGGGCGCGGTTTCTAAATAGCTTTTCTGGAAACACGTTAGGGTCTGCATGGACAAGTATAGAATTCCGCTGCTCTATTGCGGCAACGTAACCATCTCGATACTTAGGAATATCACCTTTCTTAGTGAATTTCTCAACTTCCAGAACATTATCTAATAACCGCCTAACATCGACCTCGTTCATGCTGCTTTTTCCATTACGATATAAAAGTCAGTCAATTGGCAGCCTGACTTCTTGCCGCCACACCGCCCCCGTATTGGCCTATCTTGAGGACGTATCTTTATATTTCGTGCCATGCCACAAAGTTAGTTAATTTTTAGCGTGTACTTTCTTTGCCGTTTATCTCGTCAGTCCAATGCTCGCACATTTCGATTATCATACTTTCAAAAGTGTATGTCGGTTGCCATCCTAATTCAGTCCGTAGCTTAGTGGAATCGCCTTTAAGGTATGGCAGTTCCTCTGCACGTAAGTATTTCGGGTTAAGTGTTACATGGTCGCGGTAATCTAAGCCAAAATAACTAAACGCCAATTCGCATAACTCGCGTACGGTGTGAGTTTCCATCATGCTACATACGTAATCAGTCGGCTCGTTAAGTTGCAGCATTGCGTGCATCACTTTCACGTAGTCTTTAGCGTGCCCCCAATCCCTACTTGCGTCTAAGTTACCCAACTCCAGTTTGTCCTGTTTGCCGTGTGCAATCATAGCAGCTGCTTTCACTACCTTATTCGTTACAAAGTCAACACCTCTGCGCGGGCTTTCGTGGTTAAATAGAATCCCGTTACTCAAGTGCATACCGTAAGCCCTCCGATAATGCCGAACCACGTTGTATGCGAATACCTTGCTGCACCCGTAAGGGCTAACAGGATTGAGCGGTGTGGTTTCACGTTGGTATCCGTCCTCATCACAACTAAGACCAAACATTTCGCTGCTGCTTGCTTGATACATCCTTGCATTTGGGCAGACCCTTCGCATCGATTCAAGTAAGTTAATCACGCCAACCGCATCGGTCTGAACTGTGAATTGAGGAACGTCAAAAGATATTCTAACGTGCGATTGCGCGGCTAAGTTGTAAACTTCATCGGGCATCACTTGGGTAAGTATGCGTTCCAAACTTAACGGGTCGGTCATATCCCCGTAATGCGTGTGGAAATTCGGGTTTGAGTAGCAAAGTTTAAGGCGTTTGGATTCTTGCACGATGTTTGAACTTGCGCGAATCATTCCGTGTACTTCGTAGCCTAATCCAAGAAGGTACTCCGAAAGGTAGCTTCCATCTTGACCAGTGCAGCCGCTTACAAATGCTTTCATATCGGAGTACATATTATGTCCACTTGCGCCCCTTCCAATCCCTCATTTTTGTAAAGGTTGCGGTACTCATATCCCATAGAATCCAATAAGGCAAGCAAACTTGCACGGCTTTCACCTTGTCTTTCAAGTGCGGTTTCGTTCACCTCAATTAACATTGTTGGCGCAAACTTCTTAATGGTTAACGCTGCACCAATTAACGCTTTTACCTCCATACCCTCGCAATCCATCTTTATGAAATCGCATTCGGGTAGGTTAATCGAATCCAAAGAAACGCATTGGATATTACCCTCTGCGATGGCGTGAGTAGCCCCAGCGTTAATATCATGCGATAACCCGATGGTGTGTTTCTTATCGCTTACCCCACGCTTAAAGCATACCGTGTTATCCTTGCCCTTCAAATTGTACTCCAAACATTCGTATGCTTTCGGGTTTGGCTCAAATGCGTAGACAGAACCACGCGATCCGACCCGATTAGAATAGGCAATGGTATGGTCACCGATATAAGCCCCAATGTCAACTACGGTAAACCCGCGATGGATAAATTCATCTAATAGCGGCAACGTACTGCGGTCGTGGTCTAAGCGTTGGTTCTCAATTACCCACTTGCTTATGTGAGTATCGTCCTCAATTAAAGCTACTTTTTTACCGTTTGGAAATTCGTGTATAATCATTTGATTTGCGCTAAAACATCGTTAGTAATCCCGCCCCAACTCCAGAACTGCATGGCTTTAATCTTTGGCATATCAGCCCCGTTGGTATCTTTGAAAACGTAACCTTTTGGCTCATGTACTTCGGCAAATGCACCCATAACATTAAACTCTGAAAAGGAGCGATAAGGCACGCGGCTTAGGTAAGTGAACAGCGGTAATTTGTGGACTTCCTCTAAATACATACACACGTTTTTGAGAGTCTTTGTGTTGTAAACTAAGGGCATCCTACGCATATACTCCCACTCCACCATGTATTTCATCGCAGCTTCGGTTATCGGTTGCCAAGGACAATCTATTTCGGAGTAACGTGTTTTCCAAATTATCGGTTTGCCATTCTCAAAGTACTCATTAACATCCAAGGGTTCGATTGCAATTACATCGCTATCCCAAAAGACAACGGCATCGGCATCGGTATACTTCCACGCTTCCAACTTGGTTAGCTGCTGCCCAATATATCCATCAGGAAGGTCAGGTACTTGAACCACTATTTCAGCGGTTAGGTGTTCCAATCCTCGCGGTGTTGGGGTGCAAATAACGATATTACGGTAGCCCGTGACGTGCTTTTGAATAGACGCAAGGGCTAAGTGTAGCCACTCGTAATCTTTGGGATAAGTCCTTATTAGAATGTCTATTTGCATTTGGCTTGAATCAATCTAAATACGGTATTGTTTATATCCTGTGGCCGCCCTCTTTCCAAGTAGTTTTCCACCCAACTAAAGTGCCTTGTCATTCGATGCCATTCCTCCGCGTTGTACTGCACTTGGTGGCGTTCGTGCATGAATATAGGTTCTTTAACTAAGAACAACTGCACGCGGCTCATAATAAAGCGATACGGTAGCCAATAATCCCACCACGTTTGCCCCATAGCGAATAGCGTGTGAGGTATCAAATCAAAGTAGTCGGAGTGAATAAAGAAAACGTCAAAGCCATTAGGGTATAGCTTTTGGTCTTGAAAATCGCGGTTAAAATCCGTTCGGTTGCAGAATACCAATCCTTGTTTGCACTTGCTGAAATACTCCGATACCGCACCCCTCAAAATAATGTCGCTATTGATTAACATTATTGATTCAAATTCGTTATTCCTTGCGTGGTCTATAAATGAGCCAATCAGAATATAGGGTGCTTTGTAAAGCCCTTTAGTTGTAATTGTTACCTCAGCAAACTCAATGTCGTATCGGTCTTTAAGTAGCGAAATTTCGCTGGCAGTGTTCAAAGATATAACTCGGCAACCTTGTGCCTTCCAACTTTCAACTGCTTTTATTTGTGCCTCACCAATCGCGTGGCGTGGTGAAATAGACGTTAGTGCAATCAATTCGATGTGGCTAAAAGTATATCCCGTTCTGCGCATAACTCAATACCGAAATGCCAACTTTCGCTATGCCCGTCGTAAATCTCGTATTGAACCGCGTTGCATGGTCTTAATGCAATGGAAACAATCATGCGTTTGGATTGGTCTTTATCAACTTTCAGATACACAAACTCACCGATATTGAACTCGATAACGTGACCCGTTTTGATAAGCATTCGGCAAAATTAAACTATATTCCCAATAGTTTACGGGTTTTGTTTGGAACTTGCTCTTTTTGCTCATCAGTTAGTTCGGAGTATTCAATTTCTCCGCTTTCCAACATATCAATAATAACAATAATTGGCACTTCTATTAGGTCTGCTGGTTTCATGTTTTTATTTATTTGAATGGGTCACCCGCTAAGTGCGCTTCCGCTTCCCACGGTAAAGCCCTATATCTTTCGTAAGCCTTTAATCTAAATGCCGCGCTTGCATTACCGCTAAAGCTATTCGTTAATTTTGTGTATTCCTTCATTTTCATGTATGGTTTACCCTCCCACATTATATCCCAACTACCTTCATTCTTTTGTAAAAAGAATTTTCCCGCTTGCCCTTGCTTTAGGTGGGTCATTTCGTGTTGCACTATTTTATTCATTTGGTCAATAGATAACGCCCCATTGTTATCAATAGTTATCTTTTGCTTTAGTTGCATCACATTATCTTTTGGCGCATTCCATCCAACCCCTCCCCCTTGGGATTTAGATTTAACTATTTCTATATCTACGTTTCCTTCAAGTCCTATTGATTTCGCGTAAGCATCAGCGTTTGATTGCAAGGCGGTTAAATCAGTTTTGAACCCACTTTTGTCTACTATATTTAATTTAGCGTTTGAGGTCGGTTTTATGTCATCGCCTAATCCCAATAGTTTACGGGTTTTTGCACTTGGCGAATAGAATCCTTTAGCTATTGCCTCCTTCAAAGTTTCAATAGGTACGGCTGCTTCGGAAACAGGCAGTATAGAATGCTGGCAATTATAGCCGCCAGCATAGGCAAAGATTGTACTTGAATCAGTGGCTCGATTCATGCCAGCCCATCCTTTGCCTGTGTTGCATTCGCCTAAATTCTCTTTGTTGCCCCAGCTTTCAATCTCTTTTTTGTGATACCATTTGCCGTTCCTTTTTTCACAAAAGCATCGGGTTGTGTCCATTAAACCGCCCGTGTAGCGATACCATTCTAAGCCTAAATCCGCTGCGATAATCTCGGTAAACGCCCTATCAGTTGTTCCAATAGTATCGGTTACAAGTTGCCGCGAATAAGCAAGTAAACGCCCGTCATAGTTAGGTGTGCCAACTATGCTATCCGTAACGCTCACCAATAAATCGGAGTAACTGGCTTTGGTTTCGATGCCTGTGAGTAGCGTTTCAAATACGGGATTTAACACGGCTTCATCAATACCGTTCACTAATTGCCCTACAAGTTGTGCCCGTCTTGCCGCGTATGTTTGTGCTGCGAATGTGGTTTCTATTCCTTGCCCGCCTAACGTTGCCATGTACGCGGTGCTTGTTGCTTGCTGTGCTATAAAGTCCTTGTTCAGTTCGCCTATCACAGTTGCATATTCGCCCTGTGTCATGTAGGCCCGCAAGTCCTCCAAAATAGCCGTGACCGTTCTAAGGTTTGCGCCTGTTTGGTCAACTACTCCGTTTGTCGTGGTAAGTTTAGCCATTAACCGAGTTAATCGTGCGGCTATCTTTGGCTGTATACCCGTCACTCGATTAACCCAGCTGTCAGGAATATCCGTTAGGCCGTTTACCTTGTCGCGGAGTAGTTCGGCTGCGGTAGGCATTCTAAGGCGTTGGAATTAGCACATAAACCATTGTAATAGTAATATCGCTATCGCCATTTAATGGGTTGCCAGTTTCAACGTAAATTTCAATGTCAGTAGCATCAAGAATTTGCGTGTCGGTTGTTGTTGCACTAAACGTGCCATCAATACCTAATAGGCCACCGCGATTTATAGTTGATTGCAATACCCTTGTCCAGTTCCCTGAAGCTGCCGAAAAATGCTTATCCGAACCTATATATCTTGCAGCAAGTTTTGTGTTGGTATCGTATGCCGTTGTGCCATTTTCAGCCCGAAACGACATTCCTAAAGGCTGAATGAAATAACCAACAGGAACTGTAATTCCAAAGGGTACTGGAGTAGTAAATAACGTCAATACTTCGGCTGTTGGAATGGTAACGCTTGCAATAGTTAATGCCGCGTTTGCGTTCAAAGTATTAGCCTGTGCCACCGCTTCATTAAATGGCGTTTGAGTGGTGTCACCGCTTGCCGTGAAGGTCATCACTTGGTCGGCCGTTGTGATTGCCGCGGCCGCCTTAGCGGGTAAATTGTTGACGTTAATACTTGCCATCTTATATTGGTTTAGGTATGTTTAATGTCTTGCCTGTTGACGTGTTTAGTATTGGTTTGCGTGTGCCTACGTTTACCTCCAATGCAATTCCTTCGACATCACATCCCAAAGGCGCACCGTCTGCGCAAGGTCGTTTCTCGGTTAATTCTACGGCATCGCTAAACGTATAAGTAGCAACTCCGAAGTCAACTTCATCGCTCCAGCTTATCGATGGCGGTTCTTCGTCCTCGCAGAATGAAGCCCGACCATCCAAGTAGACGTTATCAAACCCAAGCGTTAAACGTATAAAGTCATGCACGTATTCGGGCGCACCGTAGGCAAATGAACGCGCCTTACGTGTTCGCATATAGGTCGTTTTCTTTTGCCCTGTACTAAACTCGTATGCTTCGCGGGTCGTTGGATAGTTAGACGTTCGCAAAGTTGATTCTAAGCGAATAGTCGGGTTAAATCCCGTTCCAACAAATCCCATGTTAAATTGGTCACCATTGCCGCAAGCTGAAACCAAAACAGTACACTCGCAAATCGTTTCTTTGAGTTCAAACGGTACGCTTGTATAAGTGACTATCGGAGTAACCGCTTCAATACTGAAATCAGTAATTAAAACGAAATGCAAAGTAGCAATGTCCAAAAGAAACAAGAACCGCAAATCCAACGGATCATCGTTTGTCCACGTTGGGGTAATAACCTCGGTATAAGTTCCGTCCGTTGTATAGATTGTTCCGCTTGTTAACCCCGATGCAAATTGAAAAGTATCAGTTCCTTGCATTCCGCTAATGGTGAACGTAATCGTATAGGCTACATCTCGACAAAGAACATCCCTTCGCCTAACATAGTGGGCAGCTTGGGTAATTGCGCTTGCTTGCATTTGCCCACCGCTAATAACTATTAAGTCATCACCGCCCGCGTATACATCCCATTGCGCTTGGCTCATGAAGTCATCCCCAGCAAATCCAAACTGGGAGCATTGGCACGGGTCGTAAGCAGTTATATAGTAGCAGTCATTGGGTATGGCGAAATCATTCCATTCTACATTGTAAGTCAAGAAACCATTATTGTAGGTTACTCCTGTATTGGGTAGTCCAAAATTAACAAGCAATCCATCGGTAGAATAAAGACCAAAATGCACCCGCGTTAAAATCGGCTTCATTATCACATTGGCAACCGTACCGCCCAAAGCAGTATTAAAAAAGAACTCTACGTAAGTCTTGCCAACGCTTTCAAACGTATACGTGTACGTTCCACTTGCTGAATACGGTATAATCGTGCCATCGCTAAAGTTCAGCAGCATCAAACCGTTATTAACTACGATTGTAAACGTCAACTCGTAATATAAACCGCTTGCGTTGGCTATTGCTTGCCGAATGTAACCAGCACCGCCAATAGGTGAAACAGCCCGCGCATCGGGAAACGTCCACAATCCGCCTTGTATCCAATCAACTCCACCGCCTGTAAAGTTGCCATCTATCGTTTCGCTAAACGTATTAGCACACGCCCCGTATGCAAATTGAACGGATGTAACGTCTGTACTACCTTGCACCTTTTGCATCCATCCCTCATAACATGGTAGGGTGCAGTTGTCCTCTAATCCAAATGGAAGCGGTTGGTATGGGATTAGGTCAAGGCTCATATCTCTGTTTGGCCAAAGGTACTAACTATTTTAACCTCGGTCATTCCCGTGTGGAGGTTGCGGCTAAGGTCGTTTGTTCTTCCTTGTATAGCCCCGTTGTTGAAAGGAACTGAAATGATGCCGTGTCTATTGCTTAGGTAGGTTTGCCACGTTTGCGAAGTGATAGGGTATTTGATGGCCGTATCAATTAGGTTGTTGTCGTTAGGGTCGTAGGTTGCCCATTGACCGCCTAACGGGTCTTCAACTATAAACTTTGCCCCGTTAAGAATGTAAATAGTGGTGTAATCATAACCAAAATTTTCACTTGATAAATCTTTTGGGTCGAATATAGTTAGTATTACATAATCGCCAGTATTCATAAATAAAGGAACACTAACATCCCATTGATTACTTGCAGCGCCAAATCCAACCGCATTAGGCTGCGATGTTTTGAACCAATAGTGTTCGTACTGGAATACATCAAAACTATTAAATACTTGAAAAGCTATTCCAAAACCAACCGATTGTGCTGGGTCTAATGTTTCGATGTAAGTTATGCCCTCAAATTTGCAAACGTAAACAGCATCAAATGGTGCTGTATATCTTCCACCCAATAATGCCAGAGGTGGTGGCCAAGTTCCAGCTGGGTTAAATGATTCGGGTGTTGCTAACTGAATGGTATAGTTTCCGTTTGGGTCTTCGCCTAATGGAAAAGTGTCATCATTACAGTTGACAATTTGTCGTAATGGAAGGTCAAAGCCTGTGCTATCGCCACCAAGAACGTATCTAAATACCCCAATGCCAGCAAGCAAAAAGTTTGTTATTGTTAGCACCCCAGTAGCGAAGTTTTGCGCCAACCCTAAAAACAAATAGATTGGGTAAGGTATGCCATCGCCCCAACGCAAAGCAATATTGTAATTGCTTAGAATCTCATTAAAGTAAACGTTTACCGTAGGGCTTAACGGGTTAGGCGTGTTGGCTACGGAGTTGTCTGAATAGTGTTGAATGATATAAATATCTTCATCTAATATATTACTTGGGTCAGCATCTCCACCACTTGCAACGGGTAAGGCTGCTTGGATTCTATTCGTGTCGTAAATTAAAGTTTCCGTTTGTAATTTTAGAATGTTCTTGGTATTACATTGACCGCCTAAGTGAAATTCCTCCTCTCTAAATCCTAAAAAAGTTGCGTTTGGAAAATAGTTAAAATTGTCATTACTAAACTCATTTGAACCAAATTGTATTTTTTGGTAAAAACTTTTATCATTTGAGGTTTGGGTAACAGCGTCAGGATCGGCAAGTGTTATCGAAGCGTTGGTTTGCCTAAAGAATGAAGTTGGCTCAATCCTTAACCGCCTAACTCCTCCGACCGTTTCCGTTGCAAATGATAGATTAAATAGACGCTGGCAGTCCTTGTAAAGTTCTTCAAAGGATATAAGCGGCCAGCTATTCACATCGCCCGTCCTAAGTGAATTGCCTGTGATTAGTGTATAGTAACCCCTGTTAATGTCATCGGGTCTAAAAAAATCCGATTCAAAGCCCAAAGCCCCGTCAGTCATAAAGGCCACAAGCATCTTAAAGGCATCGTAAACCCGAACGCCTACACGATTGTCAGCATTGGTATCACCGCCTCCACTTTGTTCGTTCTGCCCGTAATAAAATAAATCGGTTTGCTCCAGAACACTCGAAGAAATATCTACATCATTCTTTGAACGCCCGACATTCACATAGGCTTTAATTCCCATGTTTTGGTCGATAAGCGATAAGAATCCAGCATCTACAAGTTGCCCTTTAACTTGGCATAAGTCAGGCCGCCACTCGCACTCATTCAGAAACATATTGCAGTCTAAAACCAACCCGCACCCGTCCGATAACTCAAATGGGATAATGCGGCATGAATTGGTAAGGTAGGCACGTCTAAGGAATGTATAGTCAGCCCCGTAGAAAGTTAAATCTCCGTTTATTTCTTCAAGAAATCCGCTTAAATCGCTCGAATAATATACCCTATGCGTTAAGTCGGTTATGCCTTTTGGTTGGTTGGCAATACTAAAGTCAGGCGATGTAATACTAAGCATATCCTCCGCGTTTGGCTGCCTTTTGGTTACTCATCCTTTCGGCTATAATTTTCAAACCTTGTACGGTTGCTTGTCTATTTCTATCCATTGCCGCGATAATGTTGTGGTCTTTTAAATTGGCAGTAATACCGTTTAGTTCAGCACTTGTTCCAATGTCTGCAAAGCCGTTTAACATCGCGCTATCTAAGGCTGGTTTTACGTAGTTGCTCATTATGTACTTTTCTGCAAGTCCTTTGTTCATCGCTTCCAATAGACCTCTGTGCTTACTTGTTTCTTTGGCTGTGATAACGCTCTCTCCTTTGGATAACTTCGCGCTAATTGAATCACTTGTTCCTGTTCCTTCGCCTTGCAAATCTACAACACCCTTTGCGAATTGGGGCGTTGGCTGTGATAGTATAACTGCAATTTCAGCAGCTCCCAATGCAGCAGAAAGCGCGGCTAATATCGGGCCAACAATCGGGCCAGCCGTTAGCGCACTTGTAACTGCTAAGGCCGTGTTAATTACCGCTTGGATAATTG